GATCTTCATGGAAGTATTGTTTGTTAAAATCTTTCTACCTTCTACTTTGCTGTCTGAGTCGTAGTCTAATATTCTGAGCAATCGTAAACAATCTGGTGGCAAAGTATATTGGTTGGAAAATCCCCATGGTGGGGTGTCTGTATCTTGTGCAAGTTGAACTCGCTTTTGTAAACAATTCCAAGTGTGAGATCTGAATAATGAATCTCGTACTTGAGTGTATCGTGCATTACATAGTCTTGCATTTTTAGAATCTTCAGTCAATGAAAGGATGGTAGATGCACCCAGTTGATTTAATGCTCCGTTACAAATATCTACTACTGATGCCATATTTATTATAAATCTCCTGTTGCGTTAGACCTTGCTCGTCTTTCTTTTGCTTTGATCTTCCATCAATATCTTTTTCTGAAATAATTTCAACCAAAGCATATCTATATACTCTAGTATCGTCTTGCCATTGAAAATGCAATAGCTTCTTAGGTTCTTTGTATTGTCCTAGATTACGAGGATCAAAATCATTTTTTGTCATCTTTTAGAATATATTTACGCCTAATCTTTCTAGGTGTAGACATTTGCCAGATCTCTTCTTCGGTCATTTCTTGACCTGTGTCCCAACCATAATGTGCTTTAGATGTGTGTTTAAATCTATCTACCAAGATAAATCTATAGACGTAATCGCCTTTTTTATAATGAAGTATTGTTTTGAGTTCTTTAAGTTTTTTCATAAATCAGGGGGGTGTTGCCACCCCCCATAATTATTATGACTAGTTTACAACGTAGTTGATGATGAACGCCATGTCACCAGCAGTACCACCAGTTGCTGTCATAGTTGCAGCAACATAGTAGAATCCACCAGCATCAGAGCTATCACCAGCAAGTTCGTACATCTTCTGACCTGTCGTATTTAGGTTAGCAGCTTCGTAACGAACTTCTGCGATTGCAGTACCATCAGCGACAGCACTAGCAAAAGCATCTGCGTCTTTTACTGTTCCACCTGTTGTGTAGATTCCTACATCAAATGCACAGCTTCCACCAAGAGCATCAGATCCGATCTGTACAGATGTTACTGTTGCGTTACTTGGAATTGGAGCTAACATTACGATGTCACCTACAGCGTCAGTGTCTCCAGCAGCTAAGGCAATATTACCTGCAGCTACCCTTACAACACCATGCAGGTTGCTTGGTTCATTAGCAACTTGAGGGGAAGCCTCAAAATTTGCTACTAAGTCTGAATTTTTAGTACCCATATTTTTATCCTCCTCCTATTATGATTCAGTTGCTTGGATTTCAACTACTTTAGCTTCTTCCATTCTAGTCGCACCGAATGATGCACAGTAGTAAACTTGAGTTGCATAACCTTTGTCAGCTCTCTCATCTATTCTTGCTGTTACATCTTTTCCTACACCGATGGCAATACCATCTTGAGCGTAAGCGATACACTGTCTTTTAGAACCAGTAGCATTCAATCTGTTTGATACAATAAAGTTAAAGCCTAAGAATTGATTTACATCACCTGAAGCTAATGCTTTTACTGTATTGAAGTCACTTGAAGTCACTTCTGTTGTACCTAATAAATCAGTAATCTGCTTAGGCGACACGATGATGTGTCTAGTGATTGACGGATCAACAGACGCTGCATCTAAGATTTCTTTTGCTGATCTTAGTTTTGCGATTGTTAAACCATTAGAATCACCAGTACCTAACTTTTGAGCTGAAGGTAATACAGTAGCTGTAGAACCTGTCTCGCCAGTTTGTGCTGTGCCTAATGCTGCAGTTATGATTTCATCATCCATTGCTCTACCCATAGCGTAAGCTGCTGCTTGAGCGTAAGATGAAGTTGGATCAATTAAAAGTCTTACTTTGTCTTGATCGTCAATTAAGTCTGCGAACTCATAGTCCACCAATGAAACTCTTCTTCTCTCGTGAGGAGTATCAATTTGTGGAGTGTCTCCGTGTCTGCTCGTTCTTTTCTGAGCAGTTACAGAACCAACTTGGTCAAAGAACGCATTCTTTCCAACGACTGATTCAAGACGAACTTTGTCTCTTAATAACGATCCCATTTGTTGAGATAGCATTTGTATGTTAGCAGAATACTGCTGTACAAAAGCTGTTGTTACTTGTGTAGACATATTTGTCTCTCCTTATTTGTTATAGTTTAGTTGAACAAAACAGAGAGGTTCTCCATCAGAATTGATAGGCATCTCTTGCATTTAAGGTCTGTTAGACCAGAGTCTATTCCTTCTTGTCAGTAAGGTTCTTTTTACGAATTATCTTACTATTAACCCACTTAACGTATTCTTCAGCGATTGGCAAGGGGTTTTGTTTCTGATACTCAGTCCCGCACTCCTTGACCAATCGTAAGACTTCTAATCTAAGTTCTCTATCTGTTAGATTATTTTCCGCCATTCATCATCTCTCTCATCGTAAAGACTTGCTGTACGATCTTAGCATGTTCTGGATGACCTTTGTTCCAATATGGACTTTGCGGATCATTCATAATTTTAGAGATTTCTCCTTCAAGATCTCTACCTTGATTGACATTTTCACTTTCTGTTGTCACCATAGTATCTTCAGATAACATCCCGGCAATCTTAGCAAATCCTTTGATAACATCTGGATGATCTCCAAGTCTTGTTCCATCTTTCATTTGCATATCTAATACTTCAGCAGACATATTTGCTTTAGCAATAGATGCAGCCTTGTTAATGTTCTCATCGTACTGTTTACCCCACTCCTGTCTTAGCTGTTGTTCAGCTTGAGCTTGAGCAGTTTCGGTGTCTATTTGTGCTTGTTGCAAAGACTGTTCTGAGTTTGATTTATAAAAATCCAAGATCGCTTGAGCTTGTCTTTCATTCAAACCTGTTTTGTGAGCCACATCTGCAAATGCTTTGATTGCATTCTCATCTACAGGAGCAACTTCCGATTTAAAATCTAGCTTATACTTGTCAGGAGTTTCAGGTCTGCCAAGTTTATCATAGACTTCATTCCACTGATCTTCAGTAGAATTATTATTCGGGACAGCAACTTTGTCTTGACCAATCATGCGTGTTGCATTGATGTATGATTTTGCTAACGCATCAATCTCTGTGAACTTAGAAATGTTTGGATCGTTTCTAAACTCTTCGCTGATCGTATCTTTCCATGATGTTGCGGTTTGTACTGTACTATCAGTTGTTGATGATACAGTGGTTTGATTTGTTTCTGTAGATGTTTCGGGTTGTGTAGGTGTCTCTACAGGCGGAGTGTTACTCTCCGTTATCTGTTCGTTTGACATTTTCGTTTTCCTTTTGCAGCATTGATTTAATAAATAGAAGAACGCTGCGTTGTCCTTCCATATATGCACTTTCGTGACTATCGCCTTTTACATTGGTCGTAGACCAAAAGTGACATCGCTTTTCTAAATCATCCATGACAAACTTGCCTTGGTCTGATCCAAAAACTATTTTATAAACTTCTTTTAATTTTTTTATTTCTTTTATCACTATTCAATATCTGAATTAGCTACCGCTTTTGCCTCTTCAGGTAATGCTCTTGCAAGCGGTGCTATATTCTTTCCAGCTTCCGCAACTTGTTGAAGCTGTTGCATTTGCTCCATTTGTTGCTGCTGTTGTTGTTTTTCTTCTCTTTCTGCGTTCACTTGTGATTGTGACTTTAACACTTTTTGTGGCACACCGACAATATCTAATAAATGTTTTACTAACTTATCAAAGTTAACATAATCAAATACCGGTGCAACATTCGCAAGTGATCCCATAATTTCTATACCACGCATAATAGATTGTAACTCGGTAGACTTTTGAGCTTTAGCAAGTGGTGATACATATTCAATTTCAATGTCTTGACCTGATAAAAATTCAGGTGCAGGAGAAAACATATTTTTTCTAAACAAGATACTAAACGCTCTATCAATAAGTGGTTTAAGTAATTCTGATTGTAATCTTCCTAATACCGGTCCTAGTAATCGCATCTTCTCTTCGTTTCTTTGAATCACTTCGGTTGCTGTCATTTGAGGTCCTTCTTGCATCATTAGTTGATTGACATAGAACGCATTGCGAATTGAGTTTCTTCTTTGCTCTTCCATGTTAAGACCCAGAGGGTTGTTTGCACCAATGTTTAAAGGTTCAATTCTATCTCGTGTTCCTGATCTATAAAAATTTAAACCACCAGGAACTGTTCTAACAGGGAGTAAGAAACCATCGTCAGGCACAAGTAAAGGGGGATCTACTTGTTTCTGTGCTGCTTTGATTGTGGTCTTAGACATTTCATTTAACATCTTTACATCAGGTAAAGCTGTCATTGCGGGTGATCTTCCATAAATTTCATGTGATGCTTTTAAGTATCTTGGTACAACAAATGGAAACTCTCTGTAACCTGATATTGATAGCTCTTCACCTTTTTCACTCATGTATACAGATTCAAATGGCATATTTTTTTGATCTTGTTTAATTGGATCAAAGTCTGCTCTTGGATATACTGCGTGAATAATTTCTACTTCTTCGTATGGATCTTTTTTTGCAATCACTTCAAACTCTGGAGATGTTCCAAACTTTTGTATTGCAGCTCTTGCAGATAATTTAAACTTTCTAAATATCGTATCTATTCTGCCTTTATCGTTTTCTGAAATATAAATTTCATTAATGTGCCTTGTAGAAAATTTTAAAATATCTTCTTCATCTTCTTCAATAAACATTCCAGCTGTACCAAAGGTAATCAGATCGTGATACAATTCAAATATTTCTTGTTGAAAGTTAGAACGATTAAATGCAGTATACATCGTATCTGTTGCAGACTCTAACCATTCTTTTGCTTCATCTTCAAACTCCATATCCTCTTCTTTAAATCTTAAAGAGAACCAAGGAGTAGATGGGTTCGTCAACATACCATGTAATGATGCTGCAAGGAGTTCTACAGACTGTAAAGGAGAACTATCAAAAATGAGTTCTGTTCTTTT